TTCTTCAATAATTTTTAATGCTTTTGTATATTGTTCGAAGTCAGGTCTAAGCTTACCGTATTTTTTCCATTCTTTAGTCGCTGCTTTACCAATCTTACCTTTGTATGGGCAAGGAGTTCCTGCATTTTCCATTGCAGCAAATACTCTTGCATCTTGGCAAAGTAAAGATACTGCAGCCACAGCCATACCATTTGCTTTAAGTTCTCTTGCAAGTTTAATTCTTTCACAATTTAAATCTCTAACTGATTTGCCACCCGATATACCAAACGTAAAAGTTTGTAATCCACCAGATACTCCAGTGCTACAAACATCGATCCCCGACCCATTAAAACCTGGTGCATACGCCGCGGGAGGTGCTGATTTTATATTAGAATTAGAAGTATTAGTAGTAGTACTACTAGATGAAGAGCCAGATTCATATGTGGTTGATGCACTGTATCCTCCTGTTATAGATGTATTTCCCCCAGAGACATTGTTCTGCGTCGTATCTGCATAAGATTCGAATGAATACACCAATACTATAAACAATATTAATAAACGGTTCATTTGTTTCCTTTGGTTTTATTGATTTTGCAGGGGCTGCCTGTTTAGGGAAGAGTATTATATGCTATTTATTTTTTATTTTCAATATCATAGAACATATTGTCAGTATTTTCTGTAATCCAATTCGAATCTTCGCAATCCCAGACTGTATTTTGGACTTTAAAGTCTGGCCAATCGTTATCAACGGTATAGCTATTAATGTGCCACAAAATGCGATTATTAGGCTGAGCTGCATAATTGCCGTTAGTGAGAGCCAGTATATGTGCACACTTATGTTCTTGAGGTATTTCAGAATGTTCAGTATTAAGAATATTGGACTCAGGATGACCCCAGTCAACAGTAAAAAGATAGGTGCCAGGATAAAACTTTTTATCCTTTCCCCTAAACTTACCATCTACACCATCCAACCAATCAAACCGATGCACACTAGGATAGTAACTAAAACAATTCCACAACTGTAACTCTGATAACGACATATCGGGCACTTGATCTCTAGAAAAATGTTTTTGGAAAAACGCTGAAATAGGCAAACGCCAATAGCACGCACCGTTCGATAACATGATATTGAATAGGATCGCACGACCAGTGATGCTTGTAATACCGAAAATAACGCAGTCTCTTTCACCTCGTCTCTTCTCGTCCATGTCGTACAAATATTCTGTCCTAACTTTGCAATAAATCGGGGCAGTGTTTGCGTTAAGGTATGACATAGTTTCTCCTTATTAATCATAAATATCACCCCAAGTTTTACCAGACTCATAATCTACCTTATTGGGAATCTCTAGTTTAACAGCATTTTCCATGATTTCAATGATCGTATCAGCATGTTCTTTAGATTCTACGGATATATCTAATTCATCATGTATCTGTATATGAGGCACAATGCCTTCTTTATATAAATCTAACATTGCTTTTTTAGTCATATCTGCAGCTGATCCTTGAATTAGTTTGTTTAATGACTTGTAAGTCATGGCTCTTCTTATACCAGGGCCATGTTCTTTAAGTGCCTCTTCATGAGGTAAAGGTTTATATGGCATACTACTCCAGGTGCTTGGTTCCCATAAATGAAAACGACATCTTCTTCCAAGTAATGTTCGAATCTTACCCGATGCTTGTGCTCTTCTTGATACAGCATCCATTAATTCTTTAACAAAAGGAACCTTACCGTGATACTGTTGAAACAGTTCATCGGCTCTCGCCTTACTTACACCAAGTTCAGCTTGTAGTTTATTTTTACCCATACCATAAAACAAACCTAGATTAATTGTTTTTGCTTGATCTCTCGGTATCTCAGCCATCTCAGCAACGATAGTATGAAAGTCTGCATCACCTTTTCTATATTCTTCTAATACACCCTCAACTCCATATAATTTTTGAAGTGAAGCATAATGCACTACAAGTCTTGGTTCTTGTTGTGAATAGTCAAAACAACCCCAGGTTGTTCCTTCTTCTGGTAAAAACAAAGAACGAATCAAAGGCCCTAGATCTTTATTCCTTGCAGGAATTTGTTGTAGATTTGGATTAGAATAACTAAATCTTCCTGTAACTGTACCACCTTGGTCTGACCGTATTTGATTTATATCTGCATGAATACGACCTTTATGTTCATGTTTAATAATCGTATCAATAAAAGTTGTATGTGCTTTGTTTATCTCTCTTGCTTTTGCAATTTTTTGAATCAAAGGATGGGAATGATTTTGTAAAAAGTTTTTTGTAAAACTGGGTGCATTAGATTTTTCTGTTCTATCGTAAGGTAATTTTAAATGATCAAATACTTTTGCAATAGATGCCGCAGCCCATAGTTCTACGTTTACATTGGTTTCTTTTTTAATATCCAATAGTAAATTTTTTTCTTGGGTTGCTAAATTAGATTTTAATTTATGTGCTTGTTCTGTATCAACCCTTACTCCTTTGAATTTCATATCTACTAAACATGGAAATACTTCTGTTTCTAATTCAAATACATTATGCAAGTCCTGGTCTTCTATTTCTTTTTTAAATCTATCCCAAAGTTTATAAGTTAATACAGCGTCTTGTTCTGCATATTTTCCAACATACATTGCGGGAAGTTTCCACATTTCTGCTTTTGCATCCACACTCCATTCTTTTGCTGCTGCTTGTAATTCAACTTCACTTTTACGTTCTTTTAAATAATCATAAGATAATGAATTTAAATTATACCAAAACCTATTCTCGTCAATTAACGAAGCCGCGATCATAGTGTCTACAACTCTACCTTCAATCTTAAATCCCATTGCTCTAATCCAACACACATCATACATGGCGTTGTGAAATATTTTTGTTGCAGGCGTAGAAAGTACATCCTTAAACCATTTTAAAACCCTATCTCTATCTAGGTTTCCACCACCTAAATGATCAAATGGAAAATAACCTTGCCAATCTTCTACAGCTACGGCAATACCAACAACCTTACCATCGCCAATCACAGACCCCGAACCACGGCTCTTTATGTTTGGATCACAGGTTTCTAAGTCAATGGCTATCTCATCATAGTGGCTCAAGTCTTTAAATTCACTTGGGGGAACCCACTCAGTTTGTGGTTTAAATAACGGTGGTTGTAATCCTCTAGTCATTATCCCAGCCTTTTCTCATATGTGCAATCTCTAATTCACAGTAATGAATAATTTTATTTAAATCTTCAATACCATTTTTCTTTTCATATCTCACCGCATATTTAATGACGTTGGCTTGAAAAGGATTAAGATTGTTTTCTCTGATAAAAGTCCAAGGTTGAATTTTCATCTTGTAGTGTTTACCACCGATTTGTTTTTCCTCTGGAAATATTCTTTCTAGTTCATCTTTTGTGCTCATAATAACTCCTTTGTTTATGTGGTAGTTGTTGATTTAACGGCATATGATTGAATCCAGGAACCTAAACAAACCGAACCAACGTCGCTGCTATAGCAAGATCCTACCACTGACCCCAGGACAAATTGTTTAGTTCCAACTTTTAACCTCATATTACATAACTCATATCAAACGATTTGGGTTCTACGACATGTAATTCTTTTTTTGTTCTTGTTGCTCCAACATAAAATAATCTATTTTCATCGTCGGGATTTTTTTCATAATTTCTAAAACTGTTTTCCGTTAAATCTGTAAGCAATACGACATTATCACATTCACCGCCTTTCATAGCATGAATAGTAGATAATTTTATTCTTGGTTCTTTTTTCAATTGCTCTCCATTTCTTCTCATACTTCTAATATACTCTTTCGTTTTAAAGTCAATGTCGTCTAATGATTCGTACCAAACATTTTTTGTTTTTAATCCATGATCTTTTAAACAATCATCGATACTGTACATTTGTTCTTTTAATAACGTTTGACCTTTTTTTAATTTTGGATTGATGTTTCCGCTTCCTGTACTAATGTGATGATAAATATTTTGTATAGCTCTATAATCTAACACTTCTCCTTTTCTCCATATCTCCCAATCATGTATTGCCTTATAGGTTTCGTTATCAATAGAAGTTTCGTTTTTAAAAGAATAAAACCATCCTCGTTCTTCACAAAAATCTTTTGTATCTTCTAATAAATATTTTGTTCTAGCTAATACAAGCCACTGACCACTGGACATGTTTAATTGATAAATATCGTTATGGTGTCTAAGTAAGCCCTCTGCTGAATTAGGTTTCCATATTTTTTGTCTACGTCTACTAATTCGTTGTGATAGATTAATAGATAAATCATGAATATCTCCCGATGGAACTCTATAAGATTGATCTAAAACCCTTATTTTATCAGCTTTTAGAGCAATAAAATGATTAATATCTGCTCCCGCCCATCTAAATATAGCTTGGTCATCATCCCCTGCAACGTAGGCATCTTCAGATTTATTCCATATCTGCCTAACCATGAGCCATTGTAAGTAACTTAAATCCTGTGCTTCATCAATAAACACAACATCAAAGGAAGGTGATGCGTCTTTATTAATAAATTTTGAAATCATATCTGTAAAATCAATAAGACCTAATTCCTTTTTGTAACGTTCTAACTCTTGCGCAATGATAATAAGTTTATCTCTTTCTATGTCCGAGTCATGTTCGTTTAAATCAAATTGTTCTTCTATAGATATTCCTCTTACTCTAGCTAAACTAATTAAATTTAAATAATCACTATCTGAAGAAAAATACCCACCAAAATCATCTTGATACGATGCATAGGCAACTGAAAAACCTAACTTCTGTCCCAAGTCTTGATAATGATATTTTTTCATAACTTGATTTTTACTAATACCTAAAACTCTAAAAGCTAAAGAATGTAATGTTCTAAAATAAGGAAGGTCTTTATCATCTAACCCAAACTTATGTTTTGCTCTTTGCAGTGCTTCTTCTGCTGCTTTTTTTGTAAAAGCAAAGTAACCAATCTTCTTTGGAGATGTTCCTTTATCTAAATATTCTTCAACTAAACCCAATAAAGTTTGAGTCTTACCTGTACCAGGTGGTCCTAATATAATTGTCCTCATTAAAAAACATCGTCCTCTTTATATTTTGGTTTTTCAAAACTCATTTCTTGTTTTGCTATTGCTTTCATAGTTAGAACCTTAACTCGTTTACCCTCTATATTTAAAGTTTTCTCTTTAGTTTCAAACAAGTCTTCAATCATGGTTCCTGTTTTACGAATATCATATGACCATTTTTGTCTTTCTAAAAACTTTTTAAGATCTTTCCACCTAAATAAAGTTTCTCCATCTGCTGTGAATGGAACACCTCTAAAGATATCACTTCTTGTTTTACCCTGTGCTCTCCTCACAACAAAGTCTTCAATTAAATCTTCTAATTGATTTTTAATAGATAAACTTTCAGGTGGTTCTATAATCTGAACCGTTGAAAATAAAACCCTTAACACAGTATCCCATTGTCTATCGGATACTCTTGGTATTACCATGTTTAGTTGTTCCATACATGCCTTTTTAAATCTTGCTTGTATTTGTAAATCATCTGTTTCTAATTCTAATCTTTCTCCATCCACGTTTACAAACCATTGTGGTTGTGGTTTATGATTAATCTTAGTCAGGTTATTAATTTCAGGTAAAGATGAATTACCAAAACCTACACCATATTTTCTTGTTCTACATACATCTTTATTACAAAATGCATTGATCGGTTGGTCATTACAACTATACCCATATTCTTTTTTACGTATTGATTTCTTAATATTCTCAACCTCAATATTACCCAAAGGAGGTTCTAGGTATAATCGATTATAATCTTCAATCTTTGTTTCCCAATCATCAGGGGATGATTTCTTTAGATATACACCTAAGTTATACAAACCGTTATTTCGTGTTCCTTGCGGAAAACCTTGAGAGCAAAGTATTCTTAAACAAGGTGGACCATCTTGAACTGCTTCAGCTTTATCATTAAGTTTTAATTTGATGTTGTCTAATTCTTTTGGATCTACTGCATACTTGTCATATAACTCATAAAACTGTTCTAATGATGCGGCAGAACCATCATCATTAAATGCGTACTTCATTCCATTTTTACTATTGTAGTAAGGTAAACTACAGAAGTTTCCTCTGTCATTTGTTTCAATATTTATTTTAGTTTGTTGTGGAAATACTTTATCTTTTCTTGCTGCAAGTCCTAAAGCAGAAGAAAGTTCTAATAGTTTGTCCCTCATCTGTGATGCAGGAATAAAATCTTTTGTGAATAAATATAAATGTGCACCACCACTTTTTGAACGGCATACAATAATTGGAATTTTGTTATCTCTTAAAGTTTTTGTAAATTGTTTGTGATTAAAATTATACTCATCAATATCAATGGCACCCCATCTCGCTGTATTGTCTTTTGTAATCGGAACAATACCAATGTTTGCGCCTGTACCCTCAAGATGTTTTCTTACCACATCAT